GTCAAGCAGATTCTTCAGTAACGCAACTACACTTTCTTTGTCGGTTACGTGCTTGGGTAAAATCGCCGGATTCTTGACGACTGCGTCAGCAGTACCATCACCATAGGTATCGTATAACCGGCCGGCGGTAACTTTTCCGACACCAGGCAGAGACGATATCAACGCAATCATTCCCTCTCTCCCTGCGGGACGGCAGAGCGCGTGGTTGAAGAATTTGAATTGCCGGCCGTACTCCGAATCCTGCCAATCACCAAACAACACCAAATCCATGTTGGTGTTTCGGGCGGCGTCAGAGATTAGGCCGACGGCCTTGAAGTCTCCGAACTCTTTGTTGTAGAAACGCAAAACTCCCCAACTCTGGCCGGAGGCATTCGGAGGCTTGATGTGGACGTGCCCCTGGTAAGCCGCTTTGATCTGAGCCATACAGATCTCCCGGAGGGAAAAGAAAACTTCCCCGAGAGTCCTTCCTGTGGACATTCGGGGAAGAAGAAGTTCAGCATCCTTGCCTCAACACAGCTATGGCTCAGAACGGCACCTCCTCGCCCTCGGCGGCGGCAGTGCCTCCCCCTGTGAAGTCGTACTTCGGATATCCCTTCGCCTCAGGCGAATAGGGATTAACGAAGGTGAACTCGACCCCGACCTTGGGCTTGCCGTTATAGGTACTGGCCTCAAGGACGGTCATGAAATCACAGTGGCGGGATTTTTCAAACGGCAAGTCCACGTTATTGCCGGCGGCCAATTGGCGGGCAATCTCATTCTTCGTCGTCACGCGGCAGGCGATCAGGAAGTTGAACGCCCGGCCCAAAGACTTGCCGTCCTTTTTGAACCAAATGCGGAATTTCTTGCTTTCCTGGCCCGGTTTCTCATGTGCCTTGATTACGCACTGCACTTCGATGTCGTTTTCCTTCTCGATCGTGTCAATAACGATCGCGTGCACTTTACCCGGTGCGGGCATCGCTCCTCCGGAGGAGTCCAAAGAATTGATGTCGAAGTCGGCTGCGTTGAAAATTGTCATTCGGTTCCTCTCAGTTTAGCTGAAGCTTCCGCCGCGATTCCTTGCATGAATCTCCCGAACTCGGCCCGGGATAACTGTTTCACTTTCTCAATATTGCCTCCGGCAGGATCGACACCGCGCGAGCGAAGCATCTTCTCGATGCCGGCGATCACTCTGTCGAACATATTGATTTCCTCGGCCGCGGAAAGCAAATCGAGAGCCTCATCATCCGTCAGAGGCTTCTCGATTTCCATCCTAGCAGGCTCTTCCTCTGCCGTCCTGGCCTCGTTGGCCTGGCTCTGGGCTCGCTCCCTCGCGACGCGAGTGGCTTCCATTGCCTTCGCATCAAGCTTCGCTGCCTCGAGCTTAGCCTCCTGTGTGGCTCGTTCGTTGGCCGCGATTTCCAATTGAAGTTCCATCTTCTGATCCTCCGTAAGTTCCTTCTCCCTTGCACGCTCATCCTCGGGCACGTTATCGTAATCGGCCGGCGTCAGGATATATTGCCGGATCACATCTGGTGTTGCCACTGGTATACGAACCGGGAGGTACGGCTGGATGGTCAGTACGCCGCCCTTCAGAGTTTTCCTGTTGAGCCGGTCCTTCAGAACAACAGCGCTCGGCGCTTTCGGCGAGGTGCCATCTTTGCGTGGTTCACGGTCTAGCCAGAGATACAGCGACGAGAGCTGGAAGAACGCGCCGCGCCCGCGAGGAATGGCCTTGTTGGTCGACTTTTGCAGTGTATCGCTCCATTCACGCTTCGTGTGGTTGCAGAACACAAATGTCTGGCACCTGCTTGCGACCTCCAAGAGAATCTTTTCCCACGCGTCATTTACGTAGCTTTGAAAGATCCCTTTCGTCGCAACAAAAGTTTCTGCCGATTTGTAGCCGTACTCGGCGTGGCGATGGCGCATCCAGTCAGCAAGTCCTAGTTCCAAGCGATCCGCTGGGTCGACCACGATGATGTCGAAGCTACCGGCCTGAACACCTCTCATCAGAGTAAGCCAACACTCGAAAGCTTGGCGAGGCGCAGCACCTTTCGGGTACTTCAAGAGCATCAAATCGGCAAAGTCTATCCGAGACACACCAAGCTCTTCCCATCCTACACTGCTTTTTTCCATGTCATAGCACAATGTGGTTTGCGGTGATACGGACAGAGCAAAAGTTGTCTTCCCACTACCGTGGGCGCCGGTCACGCCGATCACGGGAATTTTCACGCCGTTTGGCCAGAGTTGCTTAATACCGCTGCTCATCTTGCACTTGCTCCCCTACATTATAGGACAATTCGTACACGAACTCGCCCGCGCAATCACCGACGTGCCCTTCTTCTTGAAGCGTTAACCTTCCGTCTTCTCGGTCCACAATCGCAGCCGCAAATATCGTTCCTTCGGGGAATATTCCCACAGCTTGCGAAAGTTTCACATCATAGAATACGTCGATCGAATCAGTGACGGTATTCCAGCCGCGATATTCAAAAAGCTTTTCAATCATACTAAAAGTCCCATTCCCTTTGCTACATTGTACGTCGCCACTATGTCGCTTGTCAAGTAGTTTCGGGCCAATTCAACCTGCCCATCGCGAAGCAGAACCCAAAATTGATCACCGGTAATTCCTTCAAGTTTGCCCTCAACACCCATTAGTTTCGCCAGGTGATCAAGCTTGACGTATGCGCGGTTATCTCCGCAGCCCCAACGCCGCAGTGTGTCTTCGATAAAGTCTTCCGGCTTGCCATACCTCGTGAAGAGGTAGGGCGGATTAATGCCGTATTTCCACGAACGACGTGTCAAGAAGGGCAGGTCGAAATTGTTGCTGTTGTGCCCTATCAGGCGGCCACCATGCCGACGGACTTCAACTACCATTTCCCAGAAATACCCAAGCATTTCCCATTCGCCGCTAATATCGATGTAGACTTTCAGGCCACCTGCGGTAGCAATGCCGTAGCCAATCGCCAACACACGGCCGCAGATTGAACTCAGCGGAGCTGCGTTGATGAAGTCTTCCCACGCCTGTTTCTTGAGAGCCTCGACCTCAGGCTTCCAGTTTCGTACGCGCTCATCATGCTTCGCGCGTTCTTCTGCCATTTTCAGACCAATTTTCACAGGGTCTTTGAGATTGCCGATTTTTACTGTCTTGGGATCAAACTTGCCTGGATCATCAGGCAGAATTACTTTTGATTCATCGTAGAACTGACGCAAGACTTCGTCGCGCTCAGGTCCGGTTTCAATGTCGAAGCAAACTTTTGGGAATTTGCAATCTAGCAGTTGAAAAAACTGCTCACGGTCAATCACGTTTGACATTTTAGCTGCTTTCCCGTGTGAATGCGTAGAAGAAAACATAGAACCAACCAAAACCGCCATGTATCGCGGCCCAAACAATTGATTTATGCAACGACCATGAGATCGCAACGGCGATTACTGATCCAAGACTAATCCCACTGTGAATGATTGTGGTCCCAGTACTGTCGCTCATAAATCACTTCCTTTTTGTTGATCTCGACTAGGCGGTTGACACCGCGCGTAATTCATCAAGCCTAATAATCTGCTTTGTTCCGGCCGCACTTTGCGGCGCAACAACACGCACAAGAAAATATAAAGTGGCCTCCCATTTGCGGGCCCGGCCGTCGATGGTCTCGAGAACCGTTCCAGTCAGAAAGCTAGTGCGTACTAAGTCGCCTTGCTTGACAAGCATAAATGTCCTTGAGGAAAGAAAAGGCCACAACGGTCGCAACGCATCCGTCTGGCCTTATTATACCAAGGTCTCGGGCCTGAATAAAGACCCGTCGTCATTTTTATTTTTGGATTAGAAGTAGGATTTGTGCCTGTAAGTCTCGGATCTCTGATACATCCTGGCGAATGTGATCAATATCCTGCCGGAGGCTTACCACTTGCTTGTCAGCATAAGCCTGCGTCTCAGCTACAATCCGGCGCTCATCATCTACCGTCAGGCTACGGTATTCAGCACTTGCCATGCCGATCAAAATCCAGCCCAGCACCCCAAGAACGGCTGTGAGCAACACCGGGGCTGTGGCCAGGATGATGTCTTTCCAGAGTCTAGAACCCATGTTGCTCCTTGAGCCGGTTGTCGATTCGATCGACCGCGGCGTCGACTATTACCGGTCCGAACCGCCCCCATACTTTAGACAGGACGGGGCGATTCATTAGCATGTAGGGCACAGCTGTCGTGGCGGCAAACGTGATGGCCATAACTGCTAGTTTCTTAACGAGAAGCGCTTTAAGCATAGCTATTTGCCCTTCTTCTTTTTCTTCTGAGCCTTGGTTGGCAGTCCCTTGGGACTTTGCCCGGCTACGAATTCCTTGGCCTGGGCTTTAGTTGGACCGCCCTTCTTGCGGGCCTTTCCGTGAGCCACAGCCTGCATGTAATTAAACTGAGCGCGCGAAGTGGCGGGCATCGACTAGCTCTCCTTTGGTGCAACCGGGGTCACAGTTATCGTCACGCCCATTTTTTTCTGAATGTAATCCACTAACGCGGTACGACTATCCGTATCGGCCAGACGTTTGTCAAGTTGTGTCTTCAGAAACAAATCGACAGCCTGCTTAGATAATTCGGCGTCGCCAACGATTTCATGCATGTGTTGAAGTGCATAAAGGCTGCCGGAATAATTACCGATTGAATACTCAGTCAACAGAGAACTCAATGTTGGAAGGCCGTTAGCCTGGCACCACGCGCCCAAGCGGGCAGCCTGCCGGCGGCGATCTTCGACGCGGGTATCAGCTTTTACCAAAAGCTTACCACCAAAAAATGCTCCTGCGGAAATTCCTGCGATCAGCAGCATCGACTGCATGTCCATGTTGTGTCTCCAAATCCAAATTAAGAGTGGTCAAACGATTTCCAGATACCCAGGCCTGCGGCAGCAAGTGGAATCAGTAGAGCAAGCAGTGGTATTCCTCCATTCTCTTCCTCCTCCACTGGTGTCAGTGGTGGAGTAATTGTTGGTACAAGCGGCTTGATCTCGGGCGGGGGAGTTACAGGTGCAGGTTGCGGAGCCGGTTGCGGTTGAGGTTGTGGGTACGGAGCCGGACGTGGCAACGGCACTCGTGGCAAAATAGGGTAGGGACACGGGCCGCCGGGAGGGCACGGCCTTTGCTGCTTCGCAGCATATGTGTCCACTGCGTCCTGCAACCTACGCACTAGAACGCTTGTTTTGAGGTTACTACCAGTGGCAAAGAACACTACTTGAGATTTCCCGGTTTCATCGGGAGGGGCTTGCAGCAGTAGGGCAGGTCGCTGCGATCCAAGAAAAGTTGCCCAATCGGTTTTGCTCACCGTCGGGTTGGCATCGGTCCACTCGTTATAGACTACCTGTGGTTTAAGTTGGATCATGGCTTTGTTGGTAGCCATGAAATCCAGGAGATTCCGATCGGCCTCCGTGGGTAGTTCACTTACCACCAGTGTAAGGTACCAGCGGCCCGCGGCAATTTCGGGCAAATCGATCACACGTTCTGTAACCTGCGGCCCAGCGAGGGCCAGTGAGGACGTCAGAAACAACATCAAAGAACCAAGAAATGTGCGCATGATATGCTCCTGTTTTTGGGTCTGCTTAGAATTATTCGGGTAAAATCGTCAACTGGCAAGAGCTATTGTGCCGGCCAAGGAGGAGGTGGTTGGTACACAAATGTCCACCCGAAACCTCCGAATTCGGTACGCCATCGTCGCAAAAATTCCTCTCTAGGTACTACAGTATACACCCCAACTGAGTTGTTGTCAAGCAGAATTGCGTAATCCTGGGACAAATCAAGTAGATTTATGGAATGGCGAGGGTAGTAAAAAATACCCGCGCCGAGGCGATTCCGACTCGCCCAGTCCAGAAAAGCAGGATCACCAGTATCAGTGTAGGCGAATTTAAGACCCGAAAAGGTCATGTGATTGATCTGTGAAGTATCCCACTCACCGCCTTGAAAGTTGGTACGCCACCACTCAGCATGTTCGTGCAAACCCATCCAACGCAGCAGAGTCACAGTAGCCGCGTTCACACATGATCCTTCACCCTTCGGGGAATCCCAATTCGGTTGCCGCAATTGCCACGGCACATCCGCTAAGGTTTCAATAATCTTGCCCGGCACTTGAGCCATTGCTGGCGCCGCATACAACATCAGAAATAATGCAATCCGATACATGTTTTACTCCGTTGCAAAAAACCTATTGATCGTCTCTTGATCTGCCCCGAGCCTCTGCAGGGACCTGCGACGCGAAATTGTATTCCTTGGAGCTACTCGCCGGCGAGGTATCCCGCCCCTTTTCTCAGCTTCCTCATTTTCATGCTCTTGATCATCCACCAACAACTTTCGCCAGAGCGATTCTATCCCTTGCTGAATTCCGACTCCGTTCGCGTCTAATTTAGCCAAAGCATTTTCAACAGTCGTTTTGGTCTTTTCGGTCTCTGTTGGGCGAGATGCGGTTTGCACCATCGTGCCGATTACGTCGTCTCGTTTAGCTTCCAGCAGGACCTTATGCTCTGGCGTTGCCACTTGTAGCATCTTGTTCAGCGAAGTCAATGACGTTGGAACGTATGGCTGATACTCACCTTTGAGCAACGCTGCAGTCATATCTTTCGCGATACCATTGTCTTCGAGTATTTTCTGCGCATCCTTCTCGTCGAAGGCGTAACCCTTCAATAGCGTCAGCGTACCTTGCACATCCTTGGCCAGTGCATCAAATGCTTCGCGGCGATTGCGTTCGGTACGTTCGTATGCGGATGCCAACTCAGCCAGCGAAACTGCGCCCGTCCTTGTGGCGACACTATTGAAGATGCCGTTTGTTTCAGACATCTCGTTTTGAAACCGCGAGGCTTTGAAACCCGTAGACTGACGAGGATCCGTGGTGGTTAACCGCGTACCAGTTGTGAGCGCGATGACTTCATTTGGCCACTTATATCGTTTGCCCTCTTCTGCCGAGGTCGGTGAAATTCCACGCGCAATACGTCTTCCCGAAGTAACAATGCCCGGCTCAATGGCGGTCTTCATAATGTGCTCTATGCCGAGCCAGAACTTCATAAGTTCATCGTCTTGCTGGTTATATATCGTTCTTTTTTCATAAGTCTCACCATGCCGGGCTTCATCAAGAGCTTTGAAAAGAATCTTGGGCTCAGCGTATGAAGAGAAGAGTGCTCCGACCGTGCCCCACACATCTCCTTCTCCGGAAGCCTTCACTGCTTCCGTAGCGAAGCTAAGAGGATCCGAATACGACATATCAGAGTATGAGCGCACGCCTTCATCATCAGTGCCGGTGTGAATGAGTGCGGCATATCGCGACCACCACGGAACGTGTCGGCGTAGTGCGTCCTCCTCTTCTTTCGAGGTGTGAGTTAAAAAGCGTGACAACGCAACGAGACTTAGTGGGATCGCTCGTGCAGCAATTTGACCGGCCGCAAGCTTTGCGCCCATAAAGCGCGTCCGCGGATCAGCTAACCATTTAATAGTGTATCCTGTGCGATACCATTGATTCCTTACCTGTTCAGTTTGAAAACTGATGAAATTCCCAAGTGGCGACCGCTTCAAACTGCGGAAGACTTTTGGGATACGTGAATACATAGTGGTTGTATTGCGGGTAACCTTAGCAGACTCGTCCATCAGTTGCTCTTCGGTCCACTCGGGATAGGCTTTGCGAAAATCTCGCATATTGGCTTCCCAATTTGCAAGTTTGAAGATATCATCCATCGTGCCGTAAAGTCGACTCGGCAAGCTTGCGAGTTTTCTCAAGCCCTGCTGAGGCTTGCTGCCAGTCAATTCTTTGATCGCTTCCGAAAGTAGGCCTTGAGTCGCGCGGTCTTCGATTGTCCCAATCTCTAGATTCTCACCGATGACTCCGCGTGAGATTGCTTTGAGCAAATATTCTTGGTTTGCGCTGTTGTCCGTGTTAAACAGATTCGTCCAAGCAGTGCCAATCATTGTTGCGAATTCAAGTGGATTATGCCCGTTGGAAAGTTCAGACAACATATTGCTGGGCAATTGACGAATCGTAGCCATTGGTGAAAAGGCGGTTTTTCCCAGCTCCGAGACTGAGGACGCAAACATCAATGCTTTGTACCACTTTGCATCCATATTTGTTTTGTCTGTTGCCGCGAACGCTTCGGCGACTTCGGGATATGTGACGAGCCCAGACAGTGGATACCGTCCTTCATTTGTTGGAGCGGCAATCTGTGCATACATTCCCTCCGGGGGACTGCCTTCCTTCGGGTCGAAAAGGTAACCTTTCGCTAAACCGTCGGCGCGCATCTCCGTATACATTTGATGCGTCGCATTTAGCTGCGCGATTCGCTGTACTGAATCAAGATAATTCAAAATCGGATCGTCGCGTTCGCCAAGGAATTTGCGCCATACCTCCGGTAGGTTTTTCTTGTGCCGGAGCCCGTCCAAATCTTTAGCTGGAATGAATCCTCTGGCGAGAAACTCCAACGGGCTACCAGCTTTTTTGGCTTCGAGCAAAATGCGGTTCGCGTCGTTGCGGGCATCAATCTCCGTCCAATCTGGATGCTCACCGCGTAGCCAATTTACGAAGTCATTGAAAGTTTCCTGCGGCATGCGTTCAGAATAATTCGGATCGCGAAATGCATCGTATGCCGTTGTCAAGTAGACTCCGTCATTTGCAATGATTTTTACTAAGGTTGCCGCGCGATCTTCGGGAACACCATAGCTGACGAGTTCTTTCACAGCACCTTTGAACGCTTTTGGTTCGCCACTTTCAATCGCCGCACGAATATCATTGTACAGGTCTGTCCTAGAAAGCAGATGTTCAGGCAACTCAATTCCCAACCGGCCCTCAAAAGCCCCTGAGTTCAAACCTTCGCGGCTGAGCGCATCAACGTGCTTTCGCATACGCCGTGCTGGCTCGCGAACTTCGGCCGGTAAGGTATCAATGCTCTCTTCACCACGAAGCACAGCGCGAATTGTCTCCTTTGTATCGGCATCTAACTCGCCGAGCAATGGTACGCCGTAGGCTTTATGTGCTGCTTTGCGGAAAGCTTGTATGGCAAAATCGGCCTTTTTATACTCCATCTTCATCCGAAAGTTACGTTTCTCGAGCGCGGCAAAGGAACCTTTCTCAAGGTTACCACGCGAGCGCGCTTGATCTGTAAACGCGCGCCAACCTTTGCCGATCAGCCGACTCAGCCGCCCGCCAACTATAGCCTTCGCGCCTTGAACTTTTCCGCCGGTAGCAACGCGAGCTATTGCGCCAACATCAAGCGTGCCAGCCTCCTCTGTTATGATCGGTGGAAGTAGCGGTTCGCCTTTCGGGACTTTTTTTCGGGCTTTGCGCTTTGCCTCTTCAGCCGCGAAATCAGCACTCACTTTTGCAATGATCGCTTCATCTCTGGCTTTCGCCTCGAGGTAAGCCGTCGGATCAACCGGCCGCAGATCCTTTTGAACCGGGAAAGTTAAAGAATCACCTTCTGCAACTTTGGCCCGCGCTTTAAGACGTTCTTTTACCTGCTTTCCCAAGCTGCGCACAGTTTCTTCATCGGTGCCAAGCGCTTTCATCGCAAAGCGAACATAATCTTTGTCTCGTTTGCTTGGCTTAGCCTGCGCTGCGATATACAGGGCTTTGTCCACGTCACTCTGAAAGTTGACAGAGAATCCTCGTGTTCCGTAACTATACCGTGGTGATGCCTTTGAGAGATCTGCAGGAAGACGTGGTTCCGCTACTGCTGCCGCAGGCGTTGGAGGTGCTGCCGCAGGCGTTGGAGGTGCTGCCGCAGGCGTTGGAGGTGCTGCCGCAGACTTTAGCGCAGCTGCAGCCTTTTCTGCAGTTATACGTTCTGAAGCATGGCGAAATTCTCGTTCGCGATATCTGGCTTGCGCTTTAGGATCCCATTGACTCAATGGAATACCGCCAAGTTTAGAAGCAGGCTCTACTGCTTTCACAGGCGTAGGTTCAGGTGTTGCCGCCGCAGGCTCAACTGCTGCCGCAGGCGCGGGCTCAACTGCCGCCGCAGGTGGGTAGAATACTTTCGATGGACCTGGTTTTGCCACGAACGGCACATTCGAGATAATCCCCGCTGGCCCGGTAACAACTGTTTTCGATCGCGGATCTTCAACCGTAAGCGTCTCCGGTAGTGTCTCGCGCAAAGACTCTGCCAGTACGCTGCGTTGATCAGCGTTGAGATTTATGCGAAAACCGGCATCTTTGAAATCCTTGCGGGTTGGATTGGCAATTGCGCTTAGTTTGGCAAGTTTTTCAACTCCGCCTGGTTTCTGCGTAATTGATTCAATCTGCGCAGCAAACGTATCGATTTTGCGCGAATCAGTATCGGCGAAAGCAATTTCTCCTCCGACCTTTCCGCCACCAATTACTCCGCCAGCCAAGCTGCCGAGCACTGCTTCTTTAGCACGATTTTTCCAAAAATCTTTGAAAGCACTTGGATCATTCTCGGCGAGCCATTGTGTGAAATCATTTGCAGTACCTTCTGCGATTTCTTCTATAGCCTCACCAACAGCAACTCCACCAATTCGGGCGGCTTTCTGCGCCGCCAAACCGTATAAAGTTTTCTTTAGTGCGGGCTTGCCTTTCAAGAATCCAAGAGGCAACCGCTCAGTCACAGCGGCAACAAGACCCACTACAGCACCTTCTCCAGCTGCAATCTGCGCTGCAGTCTGATCGTCGTAACCCTTCTTTCGCAGCCTATCCATGGCGTCTCCAGCGGAAGTTGCCCCTGCTTTTCCGCCCATATAGACCATGCCTGCGGCCGGTGTCCCAACCACACTGAATCCAGCGGCCATCAGCAAATCGGCACCGACATCTAATCCGTGTTCTGCCAACCACGCTGGACTCCGATACCATTCGTCTGCAGCCTCTGCTTTCTGTGCCGATTTCGAGTATGGAAATAATTCTTGTTTTTTCTGCCCTATTGCCTTGCGGAGGTCTGTTTTTTCCTGAAATGTCTTGTCGCTCATCAAACCAGTGGCTTTGCCAAGGACAGTCTCAGCGCTTAACTCGGCCTCTGCGAGGCTCGAAATGAACCGGCCATAGGCATTTCCAGCAGCCTTCACAGCCGGCATTTTGTAAATGCGCGCAAGAGTTGATTCTTCGTCCTGAACGAAATCATCTTCTTCATCCTGAAAAGCATCGCTTATTGAGATGGTAGATGGTTTAGCTTTTTTAGAGATGGATCGCTGTTGCGGAAACAGTTCTGAGATGCTATAATACTCAATCGGCATTTGTGCCTCGAATACTACGTACTACATATTAGATACAGATACAAAAGGTATTTCACTGGTCGGTTTCTTTTTCTTGATGCCGACTTTTTTCTTAATGCCGATTTTACGTGGTGGAATTTTTGCAAGCTTACCACTATCCACTTTGTAATACAGCACCCCGAGAATAGATATGACTGACCCGACAGGAGCAGATTCTGCGTCTCGCTGGGTATTCATAATAATCGGGCGCGAGACCATTCCGCGTAATCGCTCGTTGGATTCCCAGTTTTCAAGCATAGTATCGATTGTAGGCTCTTTTCCTTTTTGGCCGACAACATCCACCGGCGCAGTTACCTGCGTAGCAGCTGCTTTGATCAAATTCTTTGGCTCTCTGTCTTCTGCCAAGGCTTGCTCATATTCCTTTCGCTGCATTTCGGCTACAGGAGTTGGAACATTTGCCCCTCTGGTTTCAATCGCCTGTTCATCTCCCTGTTGAATGAAGGGATTCTCGGTGAATCCACCAGCCGCACCAGACTCAATCTGTCGCATCGCTTGGGAAATAATGTCCTGCTGGGATTCCTTGGGTTGGCGCTGACGGTCAATAGCTTGAGCGTAGGCTTGATCAATCCGAACCTGAGCGACCGCTGCTTCGTATTCCTTACTCTTTGTTCCCTTTTTTCTGGCGACATCCTCGGCCTTGTCTTGGCTATCACGGTACGCATCAACTGCGTCGTTGTAGACTTGATCAAAGCGAGTTTCTCGTTGCTGCGCAATGGCCTCTGTGTGGGCCTTGCTGTAAGGCACTTCCCAGAACTTTCCCTTGTCCTTGACATACCGCCGGCCGTCTGGTAACTCCGCAACTGTTCCGTCCGCGGCATCTTTGAAGGTTGTTTTCAATTCATCCTTACTATACGCGATTGCCGGGCGATCCATGGACGCCGCTTCGATAAGCATCTGTGGTCCCCATTCCTTCGTCCTGACAACCGCGCCTTCCTGTTTCATAGCTGCAGATGCCGCCGCACTAACTTTTCGGCTTCGTATTGCTTCTTGGATGTCGGTCCGAAGATCATCCTCGGCCGAAATCGGTCTGCGAATGTTAGACCATGGGCCTGCCGGCGGCTGTTGTCCTTGCCCAGGTACTGGTCCAGGCGACGGTGTTGGCGCTGCTCCGGTGGCCATCCGTCGCTTCAACGCATCTTGGTAGTCTGTTACAAACGGATCGTATGTCTCGCCTTTCAACGCAGTTTTAGCGGGGTCGGTAATCCCGGAATCAGAGATCAGCTTCTGCGCGTGTTTGGCCTGTAGGTACTGTTTAACGTAGAGTTGTCCAGCCTGTATCGACATCTCGGCCTCCTCCTCAGGCGAGAATGGCTGATAGCCAACTACGTTGTCCTCTTCATCCTTGACTTCCTTGCTTGGCAACCTGGATTCCCGGATCTTTTCATATCGTTCGGTGATTTTCTTGTATGCATCCTCGGTACCTTTTTGCTCGTCTGAAAAGTTTCTTTCGGCACCGCTACCGCGAGGTACTATTTGATACCCGGACTTCGGCGACGTTGGTACAGCGAGGCTGTCTTCGCCTACCTGAATTGTATTGTTTCGGATGTAATCCGGCGTATATCCCAGAATCTCAACTCCCTTTTCAGTTTTGATTTTCTGAACCCCGTTGTCATCGGTTATGTCGCCAACCTGCGAGCCTGGTTCATTGACGTGATATTGCCACTTATATTCCTCGGCCTCGTCGTAGATGGAGTTAACGGCCTTGAGATATTCATCTCTCCGCACGCGACCCTCTTTGTAAGCTTTGTAAATCGCCTCGGTTTTCTTATTTAGCTCGTTGACTTGCGCTTTTGCTGGCTGATCGAATGTTTGATACTGTTGCCCGAGTTGACCCCTCGCTTTTTCCCATGAATCAAGACGGCTAGACAAAAAACTATCCTTGGTTGATCCGGCCGTTCGCGGGGAATAGAAATCACTGTAATTTTGACGAAGAGCCCCGAGGACTGGCTGAGACATATCTGTGTCAATCAAAGACGAATCTCGAACCGTATTAAATCCAGAGTATGGATTATAAATGTAAGGATCAATTTCTTGGTATGTAAGTGCCATTCTTACGTAATCACCCTTAGAAATAATTTGTTGTTATTCTTTTTCCTTGAGCAGCCAGCTGAGCTGACGGCGAAGTAGCGGAAGCAGTCTTACGGGCCAAATCTGCCAACTGCTGTTGTTGAAGAAGTTGTGCGTATCCAAGCGACGTAGTTGATCCTAACTGACCTAATTGAGCTGCTCTTTGTTGATCGGCAAGTTTCTGAGCTGCGTTCATCTGGAGATAGTTGAGATTTACGCCTTGCTGAGCCTGTTGGTATCCTAGACTCGTTTGTATTCCGGAAATTTGTTCTTGAGCCCGAAGCTGAGCAAGTTGTTGTTGAACATTGATAGGAAGTCCTTGTGCCTGAAATCCAAGTTGCGCGGCCTGAGTTCCATACCCCGCCAGTCCGAACTGGCCTTGCAAGGTTTCGCCACTCAATCCACCGAGATATCCCATTTTCTCTGCTGTAAGTCTTCCCTCGAGACCAGAAGCTTCCATGCCGGCCGCTTCTTCTATGCCTCTTCTCGCTGCGTCTAAAGCTGTGGTTTTACCACGACCACTGCTAATTGCTTGTTGTGTTGCACTGGCTAGAGCCTGCTCCCGGCGGCGGTCAAGCATGGCTCGCTCCGCGCCCCCGAGTCCCTCGGCGAGAGGAGAGAGAGCTGCTTCCCTGGATGTGTACTGTTGGGCCAAGGCCTCAGCCGAGGACTTTGCAGCACCTATGTCCCCCATAGCTTGCCCGGCAACATCTCTTGCTTCCGCGAGAATTGAGCTGTAATCACCAGGAGAGGTCATCCCTCTCGTAAGGGATGGTGATATCTGTGGCTGCGTGGTGCCCGGTTTGAATCCTTTGAGTTGTTGCTGCGCTCTCTGCGCAGCGCCGGTAATGTCTGTTTTTGGTGCTGTCGGCCCCCCAACCAATCCGCCTCCACCACCAACTAAACCACCACCTCCACCGCCTCCGCCACCCCCACCACCTCCGCCGCCTCCGCCGCCTCCGCCGCCTCCACCGAATGGACCGTGCCATGTTGGTCCACGAGCCGCTTTTTCTTTTGCTTCACGCTCCTTCCAATATTCGGCAGTTTTCTTAGCCATTGCCTCTTCATTTTGCGACTTTATTACCCAATTCTCCCATCCTTTTTGGGCATATTTCGCAGTAGCGGCTGCTGCTTTTGCGGCCTTATCTTCCCAGTCAGCAATCTGTTTACTATAATCGCCCGAGGACGCCGCGCCGATCAATTGTCCTACGGCACCTCCTACGAGACCACCAACGACTCCGCCGCCAGGACCAAAAAGAGTGCTGCCTACAGTGCTGCCGATACCTCCCCCCACTCCACCAAACGGAGATTGTGGTGGCGGACCAGAAGCATATGGATTTGTTATAGCACCGGCCATTTAGAATTCCTTTACAGATATCCTTGGCTAACAATTTTTGAATAATCCTGATTAGCCCAAGGAGTTCCATAGGTTCCGCTGAGAGATCCTCGTGATATATCGGCCCACGATGGTTGGTTAGGAGACATAGTTCCAATACTAACACCTATGGGTTTTGTGGCCATTGCGTATATCGCCGCTTGGCTTGCAGCTTTCGCTTCGGACATAGACTGTTGTAGACCAAGATAATCGAGCGCCGTGGATTGCTGCAAACCAAGTCTTTGCAGCGCAAGGTCTGCGTTTTGCTGCGTTGTACTGCTTCTAATCTGGGCCTCCGCAGTGGCCTGTTGACCCTGCAATTGCGCACGGCCCACGCCAGTTTTTCTTTGTGCGTCGCGTATCGCGGCGTCCAATTCCGCGCCCTGCAGTCCAACACTTACAGGTAATTGCCGCATCTCAAGGGCTTGCGCAGCAGTGCCAAACTGGCCTTTAACAGCGGCTTCTCGCGCCGCGAGCGTTTCGCCGCTCAAGGCGCTACGATAGTTCATTTGCTCGCGAGTCTGCCGCTCTCGCATGAGATCATTTAACTGTGACCCAGTGGCTGCAATTCCGCCCTGCACAGCAGTCTGTGTTCCTTGATTGTAAAGCCCGCGCTGAATCAAATCGGAATCAACGCCGCCTTGAAGCGTTTGTTGTCTTGCTTGCAGCCGTCCTTGCTCCTCTTGTTGCAATCCTCCGAGAAAATCGGTAAGATTCTGCTCTCTTGCTCCATATTGCTGTGCGACGGATTCCCTCTGCGCTTGCGCTTGATTTAATGCTAATGATTGTGTGGTAGCTGCCTGTCGAGCCTCATCGATAATTGGTCCATATTGAGACGTAAAGAACGACGAGGACGACGCTGGAGTTATGCCAAGTACGGGTTGAGAAACCGTGGGGATATTTCCTTCGTTTAGCCGCACCGGAGTTCCCAGAGGTTGGTAGGTTGCCCCATTCTCTTTTTCGGCCGCGAGAGTCTGTCGGCGCACATTTTCATTATATATTCGCATATTAGAGCGATTGATTTTGTCACTCGCAGTTAGCGTTGGGCGTTGCGGAATCCACGGAGTGGTTTGAACTGAACTTAATGCCATTTTACTAACCCTATGTCAATGGATAAGCAAAGGTTTCACTTACCCTTGTCCTACTTTTCCCAGTTTTAACAAGTGATAGTTTTGCGCGAATCTTTTCCAATGCCCACGCAGTGGATGCATCAGTCGTCCCGACTTTCAGGTACATGTAGTACCCGCGCTCTCGCGGATTATCAGCAAAACTCATTCCGGCTTCAAAAGTATCGTCTCCAGAGAATGTTGCAGCTTCTGTGTCTAGAGCGGCCTCCGGCGTGTCACCTATGAGAATCTCATACTTGATGGCATTACCGTCCGGATCCGTGTGTGCCTGCAATTCAGACAGAACCAGTGGAATCATTGTGTCACCACTGCTTAGCGGCCCGATGATTGCAAAAGCTTCAATGGCCGTTCCGTCATCGGTCACTACTGATGAATCTATTTTTCGGATGTATCCATCTTCACTGCCTATCAACAAAACGCGGTCGTCAGGATTGTCACCATCGAATACCATCAACGCCATTGGATTATGATCAGTCGAGGCGAAAACATCCTTAAACCATCCCTTACTTCGTGCGTCAAAGAACCAATTGTTTGCGCTGGTCGGTGTTACTGATGTGAGGGTGAAAAAAATCCCGCCGAGCTGAAACTCATTCTCGAGATCAGCTGTTTCATTTATGAACAAATCGCCTACTTGATATTCTCTTGACATTAGGCTATAGTCATCTTCGGGTCAAAGTAAATTGTTTGACTGGCTTTTGCTAAGCAAACTCTCGCCAGGATCGGTCCCTTTTCTGCCGTGGTGAACGACACCGCAAGCTTTTGTTTGACCGGCGTTGTTAAACCAGTCGTCGTCCACGATACCGTGCTGGTAGTTTGATTAGCAGCCGAAGCAAGTACGTCAGTTTTGCTATCGCTGGCGAAGGATGCTAGTGGGAACCCGGACGTTCCAAGATATTCAATTTCGAGCCACACCTCAGCGTCAGTTAACGTCGATCCGTCGTTGACGATCTCCACGGTAGCTGTTAAGGCTCCTACGCTATCATTCCACGTAATGATTGGATCAGATACAAGCGGCGTCACAAATTTTGCGTTGGCTGTTGTAACCATCTTTCGACTGATATTTGTCGTGCCGTCGGAAGCACCCGCAAGTTTCACAATCGTTGTTTCATGATAGATTTGGCCCTGATAGCGAATCTTGTTGTATCGATAGTTTGTGTCGGCAGAATCGCAATTCACAACATCGACGTCGGTTCCGCCTTGATCGACTGGCACGTTCGTGGGATCAAAGATGCTCACGCTGGCCCCTAACTTGCAGTTTTCAAAACGTACAACATTTGGGCCGGTGGCACTGGGGTCAACGAGATAATTCGTTGCCCCTGTTATCGCAGACAAATCAATTCCGCGAAGGTATATATCACCCGTATCGCCCGATGACACCAGAGGGAAAAGTGTGCCTGGAGCCGTACCAACAATTGCGTTAGGCGTATCTATCCATCTCACCCTGCAGCTAAATATGATACCCTGCGTGCTGGCCGCGAATGAAAAAGTTGTGTTTACCAACTCAATCATTTCGCCGTCGGTTCCGGTGGCTTTCTCCCCAAACTTCCATCGAGCTGCGCTGCCCGATGTCAGTTTAAGTTGGCAATTTTCAAATTTGAACCACCACGGAGACTGACTTAAGAAACCTTGTGAGGGAGATGTCGTTGCTGTTGCAAATGTGATGCCTTGTATGTATGCAAAACCTGCGAATGAAAAAACTTGATTACCGGTGGTAGTAACTGTTGCGGTTGTAGCCTGTGCTGTAGGAGGTGTGGCTGTGTCTGTTGCGCAGATGATCTCATTTGGAGCAGCAGCCGTTCCTGGAAATGTCAGGGTTATGGCCGCTGTTCCTGTTTCCGCATGATTATTACTGACATAAAGCGTATCGCCCGCAGCCATCCAAGCCAACGCTGGATTCATCCTAGCATGCGCAGCAGTCCAGCCGTACGCTGTATCGCCAGTAACTTCAGTCCAAACGGCAGAACCATCGCTTGTTGTACCTCCTTTAGTCAGTGTCCATGAAGGCTCCGCCCCTCCCGAAGTCCCTGCAGTCGTGCATCGAAACACGCGCTCACTGTTTACAGCCGGAGCCGCCAGCTGCCGGCGAAGATCTCCCACGGAGTAAACCGTAGTAGCGGCCCACGCGGTAACCGCGGTCCATTTTGTCGATCCAAGATACCAGACAGCCATCTTAAGCGCTCACAAACGGTGTAATGAATAGGTAAAATCCTTGTTGCGTTTCATCCCACGCCATGCGTACAAACGTTCGGTTGAGATCTGTATCTACCAGAAGCGGGGCAATTACGTTATTAGTCAAAGGCTCTGGTTCACCTCCGCCTCCCGCCAGGGAATACACGTGTCCGCGCGAGCTGAAAAAATAAATCGTCCCTGACGCATCCCTACAATATGGCCTGCCAAACGCCATACCCACGGTGTCAGAAAGAAGATCGATTCGTCCATTGCTGGCTTGTGGGTCGCCATTCATTTGGTATATCGAATGGTCACATCCAATAATCAATATGTCATCAGAATATGGAATCAAGCAGTTTATGACATCACCGACTTTTCCGACAACGCCCGTACCTCCAGTCACAGCTTGAATTTCTGTAACCACGGCCGGCGAGTAGTCCCAATCTAACGGATCGCCAAGTTTACTCATGAACCAGTTGTGCGGATCAGTCCGCAAACCAGACAACACTACCCGCGATCGCCACATTTCAATCAATCGCGGGACCGACGATCCGTCCGTGCCGGGCAAACTGCCTGCGGTAGGAGTCCAATCAGTTGCTGCGTTGGTTGATCCTGTCCACACTTTATAGCTAATGCCGTCTGTGAAATACACCTTTCCAAATAGCTCGGCTGATAAAATGAAGGGAGCCGTCGCGCTCAATGTTCTAGAGCCGGATGCCGTCGCGGCCGAAGTACCAGAATCAGCAAATGTGTAAATCGCTCCACCAGAAACCGCTACTGCCGTTACTGTCCTAACACCCAACGAAAGAGTGGAAGGATTTGTTGCAGAAATCACCGTCGCATAATTCAAGTCCTGTATGCGAACGTCGCCATTGATCTGTGATGACAGGAATTTTGATAGTCCAGGCCTGATTCCCCCGCGAGCCCGACTTTCCAGGACGTCGAACAAGCGAACATTCTGACAATCAACGCAGGTTCCGTCCGGCTGCGAAATACGAGACGCAACCACGTTTATCCCGTTGGCTGGAAACTTCAGAGATATATTTTGTACATCTCTTGCCATTACTTCACAGCATCCTTCTGAAGTTGATCGCTTCGCAACGCATGAGACAGCGACTCAACAAACTTCTGCTGCAGTGGCCCCGCAGGGTCGTCATCATGCCGGGCTTCAGCGACGGCCAAGAAGGCAGCCGTTATAGTCTCACCATATTGCGCTCCTCCTACGGGGTAAATGTTGGTGTTGCTAATGGAGTCCGGCACAAATACGTATCGGTATGTCAATGCCAAATTATTCTCCGCCGCTGTGGGAGTCGGATAAACGATCATTTCCCATCTTTGACCGTTGACTGCATCATATGCTTTGTTGCGCACAGCGTAATACTTTGGCACGCCAGTTTGGTTGTCTGAGGACTGAATCCTGCGAATAGTTGTTTCATCCTCGATTCCTAACGGTCTCTTGTTTTGTCCGGCGGCGTAGGTTATGCTATCATCAAGGATCGTCCCGCCGAAGTCATCGGGCAAAACATACGTTGTGGTATTCGTATTTAAAGTGATCGTTCCTGTTTTTCGCATGAACGACCACTCATACCTCGGTTGGTCCGGCCCGGTTGGAGGATAGTAAAATGTCCTCAACGCTCGCAGCGCGATATCGTCAAAGTCTTGCAGTTGCGTGTTTGACCACGAAGCAACAGCTCGGGGCCATCCCAATAAGACCGCAACCTCTCTTCGGAGAGTATTGATTGTTACGGAAAGACCAGGTTCGGCCATGAAAAGACCCTATGCTAGAATATGCCAATTCGTGTTATCGCTGGTTACAGCCACAGAGCTGTATATACCCCAAAGTTCGATTCCATTTCCCCCGTCGATCGTGGCTGCATCGGCTGTGTTGACGACAACATGACCCGTGCTGCCATCAACCTTTTTGACGTAAACAGGTTCGCCCGAGTAGAAAGTTGTATTCGCGTTTGGCAATTCAATTGTTACTGTGTTTGTGCTGGTGGTAACCAAAATGATCGTCTTTGGCTCGACCACACTGTAATCTGTACTTGTCGACTGAATGTTGCTAAGCTTCGGTTGTCTGTCACTTATGATATGCCAGTCTGTGCCATCATTAGCAAATTCCAAGGCTTGATATTGCAGGTGAATTTCTTGAGTCGCAGACCCATCGATGTTTGCACTGTCGGCGGTATTGACTGTAACAATTCCGGCACCAGAATCAACTTTTTTGACAAAAATCGGTTCGTCATAATAAAATCTACTGGTAACAACAGGAAGTTCGATATTTACAGTGTTCGCTGCCGTGGTCACAAGAACTACGTTGATTGGCTCAGCTACTGTGTATCCGGTACTTGTCGCTTTCGTGAACCTAGCGGTTGCCTCTCTTTCCGAAATGATATACCAATCCGCCCCGTCACTGACGAGTGCAATTGCTCGGTATTGCCCGACAAGAGTCGTGTTTGCATCTCCGTTGATTGTATCGCCAACTCCTGGGGTGAGTATTACATTACCCACACCAGAGTCAATTTTGATGACGTACAACAAATCGCTAACATAATCCGTGGCGTCTGGGAGTGTAATTGTTCTGTCAGACCCGCCTGTTGTCACGAGGATAGTCCGCTCTGGCTCAGCCACTGTGTGGTTTGTGTTGACAACGGATGTTGCCGTGCCAAAAGCGTGAGGATCAGTAGTTCCGGCGGCTCGTAACAAAACCCAATTTGTATTTGTGCTTACATAGAACAACAACGCTGAACCGTAGTTGGTATCAAGCAAACTTTTGGACGCTGAACTTCCATTGATCGTATATGTTGTATTTGCTGTGTCCGGATTAACTGAAACGACCTTTTCTTTCGCCGTGCCTGCGGAATCATAGAAACCAATCCATGATCCTGTTTGCAATCTTGCTGTATACGCCGGAAGATTGATAGTGAACGCCCCGGCATTGGAATTACAGGCAACATAATCACCCAGGTTATGAGACGTTGTTGTAGCAAGGGTTACGTTTCCGTTAACGGTAGTCGTTGACTGAAAATTGAAAAAAGTACCGGCGGTGCCGGTCTTAAAGTATTCGTCGCCGTAAACATCAGAAATTTCAAACGTCGCGCTTCCGGTCAAGGCAACAGTGATGTCCGAGTCTCCACTGCCTGGAACATAAAAAGCATTGCTGAGGCGTCGCAACCGGGTTGGCCCAGAACGTTTCGTTATTCGCGGCGGTGTGCGATATTCAGCCATTCCTATTCCACAATCAAGATGTCCACTTTCGCCGTGCTACCACTCTCGTTATGCGCCACTACTGAGTTAATGGTTGTCGTGCTGTTAGAAGTTTCATCGAGCCCAAGTTGATACGGAAGACCATACTCGTTGGCACGGCCAGTGCCAAGCAACTGCACATTCCACGTGGCGGACGCCGTATCTGTAAAGACGACCCGCGTGTTGAAGTCGGAAACAATTCGCAGGTAACTAAAATCCCCGAGTTCATCAGCGTACATCGTGGCGTTAGCGGCGTTGGCAATTGTCTCAGTTTTGGTGAACTTGTTTCCCGTCACAGAGATTGAAATAGGTTTCTCGAGACTGCCTCGCTTTACGGACTCACCGTCAACTCGGCCGGCAAGTTTCTGCCATACCTGGATATTAAATGTCATTTACACTTCTCCGATCAACTTGAGTTCTTCGCGAGTTGGAAAACGAACGCTAGTAGCGCTCATCTTGCGTTCCTCTTCTCCGTTATCCTCGTCGAGCGCAACGTGGATTCGTTTCGTCTGCTGGTCCTGCCGCACAAAACGTCCCCATCGCCATTTGCCGCGGTACTTCGCAAGAATACGGTCTCCAACCTTAAGATTGGTTTCGTCCAGGAACGATACCGGATTCTCTTGCGTCGGACGTCCCGCGAGCATGACGACCAAGATCAGCTCATGAACCGAAAGATTCTGTCCTAGTCGTCGCGCGGTTCGCTCGACATCCCAATACAAATCAACCACATCCGAAGGAAGGACGGTGTTTGGCTCGAGCTTCAATGCGTTGCGCAAGATTGCTTCATGATTCTCATCCATAACAAGCGACATAAAAAATCCTTTGTAAAAAGAAAAAGCCCGGCCCGGTCTCGGCCGGGAGCCGGGCTTGTGCAAATCAAACAGCCGAAAATTAACCGCCGTCAATTGCTGCCTGCAACTTGGCAATAAGTGCATTAGTTGTTGACAAAATATCCGCGCTTTCGGCCTGATACACTTCATCCGCTGCACTCACCGCAGCATTAGCAGCCGCGGCAACCTCTTCCTTGGCGTCCAAGTCAGTCTTTGCGGTTGCGGCTTCGATTGTTTCGATTTCCAATTGATTCACCAATAGTCGCAGTTCTACAAAATCAAGCATAGTTTGTCTCCTCATCAAAAGATATCTACGAAACCACCACACATGAAATTTTCCTTAGTCCGTAATAGTGGCGGTCCCTGCTCCGGGAATAAAGACCCAGCTCGTACCATCGCAGATCCATTTGCAACTTGCCCCGATGATCTCATTAGCCGTTGACAACGCCACACTATTTGCGTTAAGGGTGTTCAGAGCCAGGATCGTGTTCACAGTGTTCGCAGTGAACGTTGTATTCTGCCCAACCCCACTCACGTACTCGAACCACTTACCGTTAATTGCCGCCGCAACATCCGGCAACGTATAGTTCCGATCGCTCGCAGCGCGGTTTGTGACCAATGCCCCCCAGTGAGTTGCGTTGAGGGTTGTGTTCGTATTTTGAACCACAACCTTCTGATCAACCGAACCATTGGATGTTGGGACAACCGAGCCTGTCATATTGAGAGTCGTGGCATTCAAAGTCGTGATTGTGGCAGTGCCGGTTGTATTGATCGCGGCGTTGGAGCTAATCCCAACACCGGCGAGCGTCATAGACGCCCCACCCTTGTCAAACAAGACGGACGTCGAGGTGTCACCCAAGAAAACTTGGACATCGCAGTCATTCGTGCCGTCACCAAAGGCAAACTTGCCTTGATCATCCACCGCGGGCAAAAAGTTGGCAACCTCGCCGGAAGCCAAATCAAACTTGTCGTCGCTAACCAGACCTTCCTGGAGAAGGCGGATTATGTTTTTCGATCCCATGGTTGCTTCCTCTCAATTTTACAACATAGAAAAGTTGGTCCCGGGCGACACGCTGCCGCGAACACCTCTTGTGCTCTCCGCCGGGCCGAGACGCCGGGTACTGCCGGCATACAGTTAGTAGCGGAGGTGGGAATCGAACCCACGTGCGCGGCGTATGAGGCCGCTGAGAAACCTCTTCTCGACCCCGCAGTCGGGCACCCATGGCTCGCACATGGCGCCTCCTGATCCCAAATCAGGCGTGCCGCTACCTGCACCTCTGCCCGAAACGTGGCCGTGTTTAACGTGGTGTACGCATCTCATCCACGGAGTGGACCTCGCGGAAGTTGCACCCGCCACACCGACTTTGCAAGAGTCAGTCGCCCCTAACGGCATGCAGGCCCTTGGTCGGGAGCTGTTTCAAGTCTCTCACCCCCGGCACGACCACCGTTTTTGAAGGTCTGGCACGACCTATAATCCCGTGAGCCATGCGGCCCTGGAACAAAGCTGCCATCTGGAATCGAACCAGAATCTGATGCCTCACAAGAGCACCGCTTTGCCTGTTAAGCTACAGCAGCCAAGCAGGGCTGATTTTTTTATCGTGGTGCAATGCCCCGCTACCATCCACGGCGGAAGTAAGCCTTACCGCGAGCTTGCTTGTAAGAGCAGCAAACCGGTTATGATCCGGCACGGCCAGTTTGGAAGACTGGTGCTCTGCCAGTTGAGCTATTGCCGCTTCTCGACCAGATTATCGTGCTGGTCTACCCACGGCTGCATTATTGGCAGTACAGCTTCTGCCATGTCTGGGCGCCCTTGTTTAGGCCGGCGCGCCGCCCGCCACTGTTTTGAGTACCAACCACTACCGGCATCGGATTAAGCCCCGCAGGGATTACTCTTCGCCGTTCATGTACTGACAGGCCATGACCCAATCGACGTTAAACTTGGCTTCCGCTGCCGTTCCAACTTTCGTGAGAATCAGAGGAATCATTGCCTCGTTCTCCGGGAAGGTCGCAGCGTCCAGGTTCGTTGTAGTTACATATGACCCGGCGTCAGCCGCGTTGATGTAGAAGGTGATTTTCTTTGCATCGTCAGCAGTTGGATCGTAAACGAAACCAACCTTATACCAAGTGTTGGCAACAAGTGTCAGCGCGTTCGCCTCAACTTGCTGCAACGTCTGGCTTGCGGCTTGGTACGCGATGTCCATTTGATCGCCGTCGTCGTTCAGACGTTGGAAGCCCACGAAGTTGCCAGTCGTAATGAACGCTCCCGTATCGTCAACCAGCGTGTTGGCGCCCACGCCTGCGGCAGCAGCACTCCCCAGACCAAGCACGAATGCACAGCCATTGTCGGCAATTGTCTCGGTTAGGAAGCGTGCTTCATACAATACCTTGCCGGTGTTGCCTGCAGCATTGTCAATTCGGAATGTGGCACCGCTGCCCAGTTGAACGTGGCCTTCGTCATTGTCCGCATCGTTGCCGGCGATTTCAAGAACACCGAGAGCATTACCGAGGTCAACGGCCGTGTCGCCTTGAATCGTAACACCCGTGTCTTGGTAGGTTAGATAGCCGCCTGACGCCCCGGCACTAGCGTGAACCGGGACATTTTGGAAGTCATCATATACGACGACACATTTCCCGATGAGCTGATCGTGCAAAAGCTTTGCAGGATCACCAAAAATGATAGGAGAAGGACCGCGGTTGGTTTCTCCGAAGTAGCGAACGTAATTAGACATGATCTCACCCTTTCAAAGGCTAGACTGGCCTATGCCCCCACAAGCCCAGGAATTTATCATCCGTGAATGGTCTGATAGTCTCGCCCGCCAAGGGCAAGATGTTTCGTTGACTAGTAACCGCCAGAAAGTCGTTTCCTAGCGTACTTCTCGCCGTATATTTTGCCGTATGTTGAAGCAATGTCGAGCGACTTCTGTTTGATATCTTCAATGTTCGTGCTCAGGTGAGTTCGGTTCGGCGCAATCGGCGACTGTTTCGGAGCCACCGGTGTAGGCCCAGTAGCCACTCGCTGTGCGGCTTTCTGCTGCGCCTCCCACGTCGCACGTTTGTGTTGGCGCATCCACGGGCTGTCGGTCGATTTGTACTGGACGGGTGCTGGCATGTTAGTAGGAACTCCGCTTCTTGCCCATAGCTTTACGCGACTTCTCGCGTTCGCGCTTCGCCATCGCGTCGATCATCGCCTTCTTGGAGGGCATCTGTTTGCGACCGCCGGTCATTGGCATGCGAGCCATGATCGTCCTTTCAAGAAGAGAAAACTCTCCCCTGCTGTTGTTGCAGGCAGGGGAGAGCTGATTCTATCACGTTACACACTGGTCGTGAAGACTGCATTCCGGCGCCTGTCGACGCACAAAAAGTTGTAAGTCAGATCAAGGAACACCTGCCACACATTGTGCTGGTTTGGTGCCCTAGTGGCCTCGCTTTCACGCAAGTAATCACCCTTGAGGCAAATTGGGTAAAAAGTGCTGTGGTCGATCATGTAGACCGGTCCGTCGCTGCGCGAGTCCAACTTCGGAATCCACACAATCGGGTGCTTGCGGAAGAGCATCTGGCCATCCATCGCAGCGATGTCGCGGCCGAGGTTCTCGTTCTGTCCTTCGCCAACATCCTCAATCGAAAGGATCACGGACTCGGGGACGTAAATCCGATACCGCTCGCCCATCGCTCCGCGGTAGTCTTGTTCCGTCACCGGACTCTTGAACCGAATCTTCCGGTGCGCGGTTCGCATCTTCGAGACCAGGTCCGACTTCGTCACACTGGTGTAAACAGCCGTGTAGTTCTTGAAATTCGGGCTGTCGGTCAGGTTGACGTTACCGATTGTCGTATGGCTACCAGGTAGGCCTCCGTTGAAGCCGGTTGTGGCATTCTCGACAATCCAGTACTGGATGCTGTAAGGCAGAATCTTGTCAGTCGTGCCCGGCGCCGTACCCCACGCGCGATCTTCCAACTCCTCGACGAGGCCCAGAAGTGCCGCAGCCCGACGGGGCTTGATGACGTTTAGAATCAGACTCTTGCCGCGGTTCATCAAAATGTCAGTCTGGTAGATCAGGGCCCATGATGTCTGCGCGTGGCGCCACGGAATCTGAAGCTGATCCAGGACGTCAGGAATGTTCACCTGATCGGTATCCATAAGGCCAACGTGCTTGGCACTGGTGCTGTCCAATTTGGACATCAGCGTGCGCTGGATACCGATACCGGAATCAAACATCACCTTGTCTTTCTTGAACCACTTCGAAAATACTTCGTAGTAGGGCAAGGATTGAGCAATCTGTTGAAATCTGAGTGGACCAAGGTCGTACAACGTACTAGCGACTAGGTCGGCAATGTCGGTCGCGGTCAAAGCTGCCACGGAAGTGTTCCTTCAAATTGTATTGTTACCGCCAATTTGCTTGGCGCAAGGTTAATCAAAAATGACTATCAGCCTTCGACCCGCTACTAGACTTCGGCGACTGCATCGCTCATCGCGGAAAGATCACCGGCAAACGGGGATAGCTTGTTGTGTAATTATTCAGGTTTTGGCCGAAAAAAGCAACAGACATTTCTATTGCCCGGTGTACGACGTATTTGAGTACGTGGCATCGTTGTAGAAGATACCATTCAAACGTCGCAATCTTGAGCGTCCAAAAGTATCCAACGCTAAATTTCCGTTGTACCCCAGCACATGCGCATTTCTCTGCCGATCGCGAACGATGTTTCCTGCCAATTTCTGCAGGAAAACTTGAAAGAGTGGCCCCTGTACACCAATTTTACGCAGCTCGGCAACTGCCATACATGAAGCCAGGATCCCTGGACCGTGAACTTGCCCGCCCAGTGGGAAAGGTGCGTCCTCCGTCAGTCGCTGCGCGTGGGCTTGGTAGCGAAGAGCCATCCGGTATTGAGCGTCCGGGGTTGGGTGTAAAACCAAAATTAACGTATGCTTTTCCGTCCCCGCAGAGTCAGCTGGCTCGAGTGCAAAATATTCTGGCGGCGACGTAAACGATGTCCTCGCTTGTAGAGCTAAAAGTCGCGAGGGACTGGCGTGCTTCACCGGTGGGAAAGCGTTATCAGTATCGAGATATGCCATATCTCCGATCGGGCGCTCAAACATTGAGGGTGTTTCGTAGCGGCGTTCATCGGCTTCGGTGGTAAACTCCCATGTCGGGCGCATGAAGGACCATTCGTGCACGTCACCTTCGACAATCGTGTACGGTGGTTGCAGCGGCGGAGGAAAATAGTACGACCTTAAACCTTCGTCGATAACCTCTTGAACAGTTTGCTCGGTCTCATCATTCCAATCTGCGTGGTTGATGCCAAAGCCGAGATATCCACCGATTTGCCGGCGTAAATAATGATAATCAATCTCGAGCGAATCAGCGCGGTTTGCAATTGGCCAAGGCATGTTCGCACTTTCCTACGTAATGGTTGTCCAGGACAGGCCCCACTTCGTCCCTAAGGCACTGCCGATTTCATTCTTTTCTGTCGTTGTTAGCACTCGATTGAATCTTGCGTACTCGCCGATGCTCCCGTCCGTAGCTTGTGTGCCTGTGGCCAGAGAGAGCAACGTTACCGCAGAATCCGTCCCCGTCCCGGCGTTTCCCGAAGCGACCGCTGCGCCGCCGTTGACGTAAAGCAACGATGCAGTCGAATTAAACTCGGCCAACCAGATCTCGAGCGTGTTCGCGGTGTATGCGCCGTCAGCGAGTTGCGTGCCCGCACGCATAAATCTCGCATCGGCGGCGGTAATCCCTAGTCGACTCTGCGAGGCACCGGAGAAGTGCCGAACCGTGCTGCCTTCAGGCGCTTTCACAACAATGAAAATCGTCTTCGGATCCGGCGATAAAAGTGCGCCAGTGGCCAAAAACGCAACTGCGTTGCCTTGAATCCCCGTTAGACTCCCAGTCAGCGTCGTTACGGCGGGTTGCAGCGACGTATTGGCCTGTACTGCGTGATTATCATTTCCTGTCTGATCTTTAACAGAGGTCACCAAGCTATTGACGACCGTCATGTGGTTTTCGGTGTTGGCCGATACGTCATATCGAAACACGAGACCGGGATAATCACCCCACGAGAACCCTGGACCACCACCGTCCGCACCGCCTTGCGGGTTGATCGCCGAGAGGCCGCTTAGACCGGATGCGAGTGGCTTGGTTAGAGACATCGTCTATCTTTTTTGCACCGTTAATTTTTTTGTGGCAGTGCCATCGAGCAATGTAATGGTGACCTCAGCGCTGATAGGCGCAACCATTCCGCGATCCCCAAACACAAGTTGGCCAGGGCCGCTGGTTGTAATGTCCACCGCGAGCAACGTTGTATTATTAGTGGAGTCTAAGATTGTCAAACCACCGCTGGTTGGCGCAGTTGCATAAGACCACGTAACCCAATCCAACACATTGTACTCGTTTGCAACTGCGTTGACAGTGACAACTGAATTTGAACCGCTCGCAGCAGTGTTGTAATCGGTATCCTGTACCGACATTGTATCTGGAAGACCACGCATTTTATTTCATTCTCCACAAAGCCCTGCGTAGCAGGAATTGATACTTTCTCAACTGAGCACCGCTGAAATTTAAGTTGGCCGATTTTCCACTGATCAAATATGTACCAGATCCTGCGGAAAGCAATCGACCAAATTTAGGAGTAGCGGCAGTTCCGGTAATTGAAAAAGATCCTGAGTTTGCAGTAAGCTTGCGACCGAACAATACACCAGCCGCGGAGCCAGTTACACTAAACGAGCCTGAGCCGGCAGAAAGCAAACGACCAAATTTTAAGGTTGCGGCGGTGCCCGTTAATGAATATGAACCTGATCCGGCCACAATGCTAAAAGCACCGGCTGCAGCATTTCGTTTTAATACTTTCCGCTGCGGCAGAAGGATCCCCGTCGGATTGCTGTAGAGGTCCCAGACTTCGCCGGCCGTGAGGGCGCGGTTATAAACACGGACATCCGAGATGGCGCCTAGAAATGTTTGGGCTCCACCAACACCGGCCCCGATGGCCGTTGTGCCACTCGTATTGGAGGTTGTTCTTGTTACGTTGCCAGTAATCGGTACGCCGTCTAGGTAGGCCGCGACAGATGCACTTCCAAAATGCACCCCGACTAAGTGATGCCAATTTGTGGTATCAGTGAATGCCACTGAACCATTGTGGCCAGTGCCATTGTAAAGTGTGTATCCGATCTCATTTGTTTGAATCCAAAGATTGTGTGAGTCATTTGTGGATGAACGCTGAGAAAACAGCCTCTCTGACCGTCCTGCGGTCGTCGATTTAAACCAAAGACTAACCGTATATGCGGCCGTGAGTGCGTTTGGAATTACGAATGAACGAAGACCCACCCAGTCGTTTGATCCATCAAAATCCAGCGCCGTCCCGTGATGGCCCCCGATCCAATCCTCTGGCGGGTTCATAGTAGTCAGATCGCCATTATTGCGGTACAATGACGAGTCAAAGCAAAGATTGCTGCCTGGACGCTGACCGGCAAACCAAAAAATGAGCCCGCAACCTTGACCATCGTGATCAATATCGCCGTCGTCGAAATCTTCAGGAAATATCTCGTAGAATGCCATCGATACTAAGAGGCTGCCACGTCATCAACGTTCGGAATTAAAGCCACATACATCTCGACCGCGTCAGCGATGAATGCTTGGCCGCAATCATTTTTGACCACAATCTGGCCATAACGCGACGGCGGAAAAAACCGGCTACGAAGAAGAGCAACCTGCGGTATTGCATCGGCAGTCATTGCCATTGCCCCTAGAAATATCAGTTGACGTTTGAACTCATCGACGTCTGCCTCGGCGCCGCCGCCAGGCGCCCATGCGGCGTCCGCACCCGTCACCGACGTGCCACCATCGTTGCCTGTCCCCGCCGTAGTCACAAAAGACGAAGACCAGTAAAATTCCACACGATTCCCGGCTGTTGGCGCTACACCAGGTTCAATGCACGCTTTAACGGCATAGCTTCCAGCCCTGTTAGCAGTCAAATCGGCCTTTGCGCCTTGTCTCGCGGCGCCATCAGCAATGCTTGTAAGATCAATTTGATGAGTCCTTGTGATACCACTAGCCGTGCTGCTGTAGTCAGTAGTGTCCGCCCAACAAATAGGCGTACCCATTTCAACTGTTACGTCTGCCATTATACAATCCCTCCGGTAACTAAAGCTTCAACAGCAGTATTGACTTGTGTTTGCATTGCTGAATCAGATGCGCCGCTAATTTGGGAAACGGTCAAATCTTTATTGGCCGCCAGCACGTAGTTCATTAGTTCGTCTGCTTCGCTCAGAGGATTGGCGAATGTATTTTCAGCCCACGTTAACTGATTCAACGTGGGCGTTGCTCCGCTGACATACGCCTGTGCTTTGATGACAGCGGCTACGGCGAGTTTATTTCGCAGTGCGGTATTTGTCCGCAGATTAAATAATTCTTCATACGTTGCCATCTGTCTGTATCCTTTTTGTCTGCTAACCTCGGCTATACAAATTGCCGGCTTCAGCCCGCATCCAATGGTGTTTCTTGCCACATACGGAACACTTCCGAATGGCCGTAAATTCTTGTTCATCCACAACTGTTGAGTTACCGAGGTCACGACAACATGTGTCAACATTTGGTTGTTTGCACAACGCATTCTCCCATCGCAAAAGCGAATAAAAATCCATGGCATTATTTTCCAGTTAAGAAATTCCAAGTTTTCCTAATCCATGTTGGTCTATCTGCCTCGGCCTCATTGGTAGCCCTGATTGCCCGAACATCCATCAGTAATGACCACACTTCATCCACAACGCGATCAGGATATCTTGGGCAATCGAAAGCCCCGGACGGAACCATTTTTTCAGCGTAAAAAGTTCCGCTACTGACAAAAATCTTGTGTTCTTCTACGCCTGGCGGCGGTTGGTCAATGGAGAATCGTTCATCTTGACCGAGCGAAGACACCAAAATCTCATAGATCATGAGTTCATCCCTTAAGCCAATGTAAGAACACTCGCACCAAAATCGACTGTAAACGTCTCGGACGCGGCAGGGGTTACTTCGCTCCCGTAATCCCACCAACCAATCAATGGATCGACCGGCGAAACGGGAGTGTCGTTGTACAGAACAATGTATCTCAATGGACCAAATGTTCCGCCGGATGCTGTCCAAACAACATCCGTTCCCACTAGGGTTGCTGTACCGCCGGTTTCCGACCAATCATTGGCAATATCAGTCCCCCCGGACGGGTATCCGTTTTCCACCGTTATTTCCGCCAGATCTGCTTTAACGGTATCCAAGGAAGCGCTTGGTGTGGCGTTAGACGCATAGACCTTTAAAGTATGACCAGCAGCCTGTAGTTGATGCGTTCCAAGGCCTAACTGCTCAGCAAAGTCGTTGAATTTATTAAATGCAACCATGACGCTACCTATATTGAACAGTGAGATGTTTGCCTGCACCGCCATCAGCAAGAGTGAATGTAGTGATCGTGTTCTGCGGTGTAACCATGCCACGTTCACTAAAAAAAGTGCCGCCGGGTCCATCAGTAGTAATAGACCATTTTGCCAAAGTCGTATTGTTTGTTGTATCCGTAACTGTTAAGCTACCAGACGTCGGTGTTGCATCATACGACCAGATGATCCAATCAAGTACATTGTAGCCGTCGGCAGGTGCAGCAAGCGTTACTACTGAATCTGCACCACTGGCTGCAGTATTGTAACTCGTAGCTTGCTTCGCCGCTGTGTCTGGCAATCCTCGCATTGCATTTCTCCTTTAGATAACCTCAAGTTCGCCGGCGTCCTGGTCGATTGTGGCGCGATTTTTCTTGAAGAAATTCTCCGCAGCGTGAATCGCCCGCTCCTCTCCGGTCATCTGTTTGCTGCGACGATGAGTCGGTCGCTCTGTGACCAGCCTCTGCCGCTTTGTAGCATCCGCAATAACTCCGCGGCGAACCGACTTCTCTTGAGCCTCTGGAAATGCCACTCGGAGAGCACGCGACAACAAATCTTTCCGCCCAAGATCTGGCTGATTGTAGACGCGGCGGCCTGCCTCCATTTGCGACGCTATGCGGTCCAAATGAACTCGATTCTGTAGAGCAAGGCTATTGACTGGCAAGGAGTACCCGTCCCCGGATCCGAAAATAGGTTTCCACGTATCTCCTAATTCTGACACGAATCCGTCAAATTCTTGAACATAACGCTGCTGTTGATCAACTTGCGTTTGCCGCGATATTGATGCCAAAGCTTCGGCATGTTGTTGCAAAGCCTTATCTCGCTCTGCCAGCTGCTGCTGGAATCGCTTACTAATTTCCACCGCGACTTGGCGAGTATCTTCGTCCCAATCTTTGCCAAAGTCATCTTCAAGGAAACCAGGCTTTTCTTTGCTTCCTGCCTCAACCTGTCGCTCTGGGGCAGCAGGAATTACTGCCGGTGGCATATACTGATAAGGCTGTCCCGCTTGAACAAAACGTGCGTCCATGGATCGCACTTGAATTTCGAGCGCTTCGGGAGTTAGAAATTGTTCCTTTGCCTCACTGGCCGTGAGCCCAGCGGCATTGAGCAAGTCAGCCGGAAATTCCGGAACACTGACTTTCGCAGCTGCTGATCCATCATCATCATCATCGCCTGCGGCAGCTGGAACCGCCGAGGCATCTGCATCATCGTCCCCGCCACCATCCGCCTGATCTTGAGCCACATCGTCTGCGACAGGCGGCTCTGAGTCATCCTCCTGCGCGGTAGGCGGAGCACCGGCGCGGGCTAGAACTTCTGGTGCAAACGTACCTTCCGTGTCATCGTATTGAGACGCATCTGTCTCCGGCGCAAATTCCGGTTGCGGCAGCGGCTTGATGGCATCGGTATTCGTCGTTCCGAAAGCGTTGTCCTTGCTTTTTTTGGCTTTGGCCACACTTATCTCCTGGTTAAATAGCGAATTCGTCGCGTTCAATAGCGCGACGCAATGCAGTCCTTGCCTCTACTTGCTGTCTTCCTGAAAGGATCTGCTTCCCTTCGTGGTCCCGCACACAAAATCCATCTCTCCCATCCCACATCCCTGATGCTTTCGCAATCTCGCGAAATTGCTTGTCACTCGTTACAAGACATCGACCTTCACTATCAAAATCGGCAGCCACTCCGTTGGATCGCAAATGGGCCATTGCCTTTGGCACATCAGCTGGGTCCACACCAAGCGCGTCACTGGGATGCGGTTTTACCCAAGCCCCGGCAGACCTCAAGACATAAACATTTTCATGAGTTGATGCTTTTGGGCACGTTGTTAAATGTGCTTTAATCATTTGCCGGATGTCATCAGTCAACTTCATACCTAACTCTCCGTACCAGCTCTCACCAAAGCTGTTATGTTTTTCTTGCTGCGTTCCTCAATACCTTGCGTACTTCGATTCTCGCGTACGTAGTTGCGTGTTGTCGATGGACTCTGCAAAGGCCTCCGACCGGGAGTTTGCGGCATCATGTCATTCTGCCCCTGTAGTGTCATCTCTGATGAAATCAATTCCGTGATCTCTGGGAGGTCGGAATATTTTGCGATCAATTCGACCAGTTTCTTCATATTCAGCGACATTCCCCATTGGCTTAACATCGGCGCCAGCGGCAGAAAAACCTGCGTCGTCAGCTGCATAATTGAGCCGAGACGCTGCTGCGGTCCTTTGCTTTGCAGGCTATACGGGGCAATCTGAAACTGGTAACGGAAGAAATCCTGTTCTCGACGTTCGGCCGGATTCCATGTGAACTCAATATCGCCAAAACCCTCAATCTGTTTTGACAAATCCAACTCAAGAAATGGGTCGGAATACATATACCAGGCCAAGTCTTTAATGACATCTGCTGTGAACGTCACAACCTTTGACTGCATATCGCGTAGCATTTCGCTGCTTGACTGCACCAGCAATTGCTCCTGGCCAAGGGTTCCTCCTTGCTGTGACAACCCTCCCATAGCGTCAAGATTTCCCGCCATGTAGGACAGAGTTTCTTTGAGCCATTGGACGAACCCAAAATTCCCCGGATCAACCCCGCCGTATTTCAACTCTTTGACGCTGTCAATGTGCGTCGCCTGGATAACTTGGCCGTCTTCGGCCTCCATGATCGTCTGAGCTGTTCCATCCGCGACAGCACGGCCATCAGCGATCGTGAGCGTTTTTTGTCTCTTCGCTTGCAATCCAAGTTGATTCACAAGAACAGTCAGCAGGTCCTGCAGATCAAACAAATGCTGCGCCGGAGCTGATGGCATGATGTTTCCCGGCACCGTCGAAAATGCCAGTAGATGAAACGGGCCATGCTCCGGGCCCTCCCATTCGCGAACTAGCAGTGGTTGAAGACCTTGCTGCGCGGGAAGTGTCACGAATAGGTTATCGCCAGGAATCCAGATATCCCAGAGATCGACGTGTTGACGATATTCTGTTTTCGAAATCGCATTTCCAGCTGTCCAATCCGAAGTGCTTTCCTGCCCGCCGGCAAAATCTTCGACAACACCGCGTTCTGTTTCCGGAGATAACTTCGCTTTTGCCTCTTTATCGTATTCCGGATTACTCGCAACAAGATCGTATGGCATCCTGTAGCGATTCGCAACCCAATCCCATTCCTCCTGACGACGTGCATTCATATCGTAGAGGAAATCTTCAAGCAACACTGGTTCTGCGTACGGTTGTCCGCCTTTGGATGTGTAACCGGCACCGCGTGGCAGGTATTCAGACGTAACACCAACCTTCATCACCCCGAGTAGGAATAACGCAGATCGTACTACATCCGAGAGATTACGCCCGAATTTGATCGCATCAAGTAGAAAGCTTGTCGCCAATTCCATTTCATATGCTTGGGCCGTCAATGCCGGAGATTTGGTTAACACCAGCGCCGCAGGCGATTGCGATACCAATTGCCGCAACCAAATTTCGATTGCGAGACGCATCATATTCAACGGTGTCTCGCCACTGCCAGAGTTCTCTCCATATCGACTGCCGGCGAAATAGGAGACGCTATCTACGTACTGGGCCCGAAACGTCGCCATTTGTCGGGCGGACCAAGCCATCGAATCTCGCAATTTGTCAACGTCGACATCGCGAAGCGGATTGATTCCGCCCAGGCGGTCATTGTTACCGCCGCGGTCTTGCTTGGAGCCGAAATCCTCGTCCGGGTGTACGCTCATTTGTCGTGTTTTCTCAGGTAATTAACCGCCGCCTCTAGCACAAGCGGATCATCACAAAAGTAGCCCAACCCACTGTTACACCTATAGCAAAGAAACTCACGAATTTTTCCATCTTGGTGGTCATGATCAAGATGGGGTCGCGCAGTCAATGAGCCACAAATAGCGCAGCGATTGCCGGATTCTTCGCGTAATCTGTCGTACTCTTCCAACGTGATCCCAAACTTTGCGTGAACATACCTCCGGCGCCCGTCCTCTTTGTGTTTCCTGTAATATTCAGGATTCTGCTTCCGCAACTGTGCGCATTCCCGCCTCTTCTCGAGGTACTTAGGATCTTTTTCGAGGACTTCGCGGTAAGCTTTGTATTTTTTAGAGGTTTTCCGCCAAACCTTCATGTAGGCGTTTCTGTATGCTTTTCGTTTTTCCGGATCTTTGTAGGGCATATTTAGTCCCAACTAGAGTACCAGTTTTCGACATCGTGGTCAGGCGACACATTATCTTTCTCAGAAAATCCGCGAGGTCTACTATGACGCTCCTCAAATGGCGTCATATCTTCCTCTGCGGCATGTGTCGCGAGTCCGCCAGCATACAAACCACCTGTATCTTTGCCGGTCATGTCAGGATCACCTGCCAGTTCCGTGTCACCGCCCTGCTCCCGAGCAACAGATCGGCATGCTTCACGAATCATGAATGTGGGATCGGTATCATAGCTGTTAGCCATCGAAATCCTCCCGGAGGGAATGCCAAGTTTTGTGATAGAAAAACTGGGCAGTTTTTCTTACAGCAAATGCTCATGCCTTGCATTCAAGAAGCCCATGAACCAATTGTACCTATGTTGGTTCCAGTCTGAACCTCGGGCATGTGGGCAATCAGAAAAAGAAAACCCCAGACGATACGCTTCCCTGCCATCGTTGAACTCTGGGGCCGCCGTCGGTGTATCATCCTGACTGGAGAAGATACGGTTGCGCATAGTTACTTTCCTGTGTCGTCCTCTTGGTTATCGGTTTGAAGTGCAACGTCTCGCTTGGCTTCGGCCACTGCGGACGCAACCTGGCTGTCTTGCGTGTCTTTCTCGAGCATGATACCAGCTCCTTTTGATTCAAGTGGTTAATTGCGGCAGTAGGTTCTTTTGAGATTATTCGTGTATTTCCTGATTTTGGCAACTACCAATCTCGAAGCCGTGGACGCATGGATTTCTTCATCATTAACCGGTCGTTTTCCCGGCGAATTTTCTGCCGATAGCCAAACGAGCCCTCCGGGGGATTGAAATTGCCGCGTTTGATTCTCGGATTGCTAATTTGACCTGCGGCTCCACCACCAAGTTCCTCCATCGCCAAATTGGCCAGCGCATCCGCTATGACACGGTCTCCGTGGTTCTCATTCGAGTTCATCGGATCGTCATCATCTGTCGTACCCGCGATATACATTATTTTGTCACCAGCACAGACTTGATAGTGCGAGCATTCTTTGAGAGCCTCCTCTGACGGATTCTCAAAGAAGCCTTCGGTGAGTGACCAACGATACTTCGACAACATGCCGTTCTTGCTAGTTTTGGAACTTTGCCACCCCGGTTCCTTTGTTGTCTTCTTTTTTGTTGAATTCCACGGTGTGTGCCAGTGAAAATTTCTGAAGTTACTATCAAGCACGCGAAGTCGAAACGCTCCCCCGCCCGTTCCGTTATTCTCCCAGATCAGATAGGCTGGTCCTCCGTCGGCGTTCATGAACCAACGACAAACAGCAATTGCCAGCTCGGCGAGGCGTTCGGGACCAGTGGTATGCGAGCAGTATTCGGCTACTTTCTTGCCTGTGTCTCGATTAGCAACCGAGATGACACTATTACTTGTCCAGCATGTACCGAGACCCATAGCTATATCGACTCCAACGACGTAATTACCTAGTGGCGGCAGTGCTTTGTGCGTCTGAAGATCGAACCATAATTTGAACCGCCCAGTTTTTGACGTCATGAAGCGTGTGACTGTTAAGTCTTCGCCATATTCCACCTCACCAATGGTATCTGGCTTTCTGGTTCTGGCACAACAGCGTTCGATAAGCTGCGGCGGGAAAAAGTTATTCCCGGCGCCCTCCGGATCCATATCGTATTCTTGCGCAATCATCCGCGGCGTCATTCCACCGCGGCAACACTCATTGACGTACCATGGGCTCCATACTTTTGATGCGCTCTCAATGTCGAAACTGCGGTGCTGCAGAATCTTGCGCAACTCACCGAAAAAATTATCAGTATACTCACCGACAAGAATTGGTTCGGTCGTTCCGGGCTTTAGCAGTCGCCCATTTTTGCCATCGATGCAGAACATAAACTGATTGCGTGTTGGATTATTCATCCACGGCATGCAGATTTTGACCATGGACGATGGCTCTTTCATGCACTTGTAGTATGCACCATCGCACCCGTTATACGTACTGACCAAAATGCGGCAGTCTGTGACCGGCGCGGTAGAGGAAAGAGCTGCCTCGTCATCGCCGCGTGGAAATTTTGCGAATTCGTCCATCATCAGTGCCGTTAGGCGTGCACCAGAGAACATCTCGGCCGTCGTGGCTGTCGCATAGATAATGCTACCGTTCCGCCTGTTGTGCCACGTTGATCGCGTGATATTGCGCTCCCAATCACCATCGTCTTTCGGTTTACCTTTTTTCCCAGACATCCACTGCGGCATCGTTTCAAGAAGGAAATCAACCTTCGCGCCGAGAGAACTGAGATTGTTTGGATCATCAGCCGAGTCACGGTCCTTACTCACGAGACCAAAGTCTTTCTTTTCCGGGTGAAAGAGCCATACCCAAACAAAAACGCAGATCACGATCCACGTAGCCCCTTCACCGCGGGACTTCTCCAGTCCTATATCCGTGTATCCGAGATTCTTGAGAATGGCTTCAAACACAGGTATTTGCGACGACCACGGAAGGAACGGCAAAATTGATTTCTTACCATCTCGAGGCCGCGGCTCATAAATGAACGCAAACGACTTCAACCACCAGAAGAAATCTTCGCGGCATTTTTTGATGATCCAATCACGATTAACCTGTGACTTAGATGCCCACTTTCGCAGTACTTTGCGATATTCGAGGTTGGCAACCGGTT